TCCCTATATGCCACGTTTGGCATATTGACATCATCAAACTCTGTGCTGTTCCCAGCAAGACCTGTCTGATCCCACTCAGCAAGCAAATCAAACTGATCCCGTTCAACAAAAAAATCAAAGTCTTCTGGAGAAGAAAGGGGATTTGCCAAGCGAGCAATCAATTGCCCTGCCTGTGAACTGGCTTCTATGTTGCTAAGAGTTTCGGTTTTTAAGTCCCTAACCGCGCCCTCAACAAAAACTTTTGATGTGTTTTCGGCGTCTGCCCAAGCCGCTCTCCGCAGTCTTGTCGTGGGGCGGAAACTTTCGACGTTCGCTTTAACGTTCACCAAAATTGAATTAAGTCGTCCAGGCGAGCTTGTAATCTGACCCCCAGTGTCCTTGCCCAAAACATTGTTTAGCAACGTTGACATTTTTTCTGGGCTTGTCTTGCGAATCTCATTCACAAACACATCAAACGTATCTGTATCAGTAGACTGATTGGGATACTTCTCCCTAAAATATGCACTCAAAATTGTGGCAACATGGGCGTTCTGCGTACTAACGGGGTAATATTTCTCAAAAGGCACATCTAGCGCCTCAGCAAACTCCCTGATACCGTCAACGTCGATAGAGGCACTAAGCTGTTCCGCAATCTCGGCTGCTTTAAGACCGGGGTCTTCTTGGGCAGCCCTCAAAACGTTTGCAGCGTTAGCCAAAGACACATCAGAAATCTGGCTCAACTTAGAAAGCCGCTCGTTTTTGATTATTTTGTTTCGTTCTGTTGTATAGGAACGAATTGCCGTCCCGTAATTACGGGCAGCAGATGCTCTGAATTTAAGAGCCCTTATTTCGCCTTCTTTGCTGCCATCTTCAATGGACTCCAGCGCACCGCTTAGGGCTTCCGCCACTAGCTCTTCTAGTTCTTGCGGTGATTTGGCGTAGCCGTTCTGTGCCGCATCATCAAGTATTCCATTGACTTGATTTGCCCAATCAAGGGACAGCTTTGCATCTGCATATGCTCGTGCAGTTTTATCTGCTTTATTTTCATACAAATTCTGTGACTTCCGAACAACATCAGAAATGTTCGTCTGAAAAGTTGTTGCTCGAAGTTCACTGACCCCAGAAATCCCAGAGTGCTTTTCCCGAAGCTCCTGAAGTTTCTGATTGTAAATTTCTGGCGCATACTCATTTTCGTCTGCAAGGCTATTCAAACTATCAAGCTCTGCATTAAACGCTTCTTGCGCCCGCAAAACGCGGATGCGCTCTGCTTGGTCCATCTCCCTTTCTTTTTTTTGTTTGTTTAGCGTTTCTAGTTTTGCCTCTTCTGCTTCGCGTCGTCGAAGCTCTGCCTCTGCATAGGGTGCAGCGCCTTTTGCAAAACTAGCAATATCCGCAAGATCAACCATTTTTACCTCTAAGCGTTAAGGGCCGTTAATGCTTGACCCGTCGCTTTCCCAAGAGCCGTAAAGCCTTCACTGCGCGCACTTGAGAGTTGCTGCGCAGTTTTGAAGTCAATGTTAGCAGTGTCTGCTCGACCCACTACTCCAATTTGACCAATTTGCGTTTCAAAAAGACCTTTTGATAATTTGGCGTCTTCAAGTTTTTTATTAGCCAAAGCAACCATTGACTGCCCTTGAGTTCCCCCAGACATTATTGCAGCAAGATTTGCTTGCGCTCTCTCACGCCGCTCAAGTTCTCGTTGCGAAGCCTCTATTAGTTGCTGATTCATGTTAATCATGGAAATTTGAGAGTTTAACCTCCCCATCGCTTCCATGTCCGACATGCTACCAAAAGAAGTAAACGCACTCGCAGCACTTGCTAGCGGAGAAATGTATGGCAATGCCCCGCTTAACGACGAACCGATGGCTCCAATACTGCTAAAAAGGGAAGCTGACGGGGCAACAGAGGCAAAAGAAGCCCCAAGCGGCGCAAAACCAATAGCACCCGGAACTGCAGAAGCAGCAGTAGCCGCAAACATCCCCGGCCCTGCGGCGGCAAGAGTTCCTGCTGCTACAGGAGCAGCGGCTGCAGCAGTCGTTCCTGCAGCAATACTTGTTGCAGCAGCGGTTGCGGTAACGGGTTCACACATTAGTAAGCCCTCATTTCAACAACCATACCCAAAACACGCAAGGGCAATGGATCGGTTTGTGTCAATGTGATCGTAGGTTCTCTAGAATACCCAAGAATAGGAAACTCGTAATGCCCTGTTTGCGCCTGTAATTCCTGGCTCATATCATCTGTTACTTGGCGAACAGCAAGTTGGTTGCCAGCAACTTTAATATCGTACGCCCCGCTAATATCGACAATGCAGCGAGTAATCCTGCGGAACGAGCCATTAAGCGGCCCACGGTCAGTTTGAGGTGTTACCGGCATTGTTTCCAAAACAGGTGTGTATGTGTAGCCTGCTCTGACATCATCTACGCCCGAATAATCAATTTCTATCGTTCCGCCTGCAGAAACAGTCTCAGTGCCTAGATACAAATTACCCGCAACAACATGGACTGTCTCATTAGCTAAATGGGTAAACCCAGTATAAAGACGGCTTGTGGTAAAGGTTATCGCCGCGTTGTCTGCCGGAGAGCTGTTAAGATCAGAAGATAGCGTCAAAGTCGCGCTACCAGCCGAATAGTCTACGTTAGTGACTGTGTACGTGCCCGTAACACCGCTAATAGTAAACTGATCGCCGTCAAAGGGCGTGCTTGTCAATCCGTCGATAACAAGCGAGCTTCCTGTTTGTGAGCCACCGTTAACAAGCGGCGTCCCGTACTGAGACATTGTGCCAACAACAGAACTATCGAGCGTAACACTATCGTCGTCTGCAAGACTCTCAAGACAATGAACGGTCGACCCATCAATTGTCCGTTTAACAGCAACAAATAAATCTTCACCAACACCGGCGGCGCTTTCAAACGTGTCGCCCGAGCGAGTAGACCAAAGCGCAAAGCCGCGCACCTTTTGCTCGCGAATCGAGTGCATGTGAACAAGTGTGCCGTCTGAGTTTACAAACAAAAGAAACTGTTCCGGCCGAGTGTCTGTGCCGAAAGTTCCAGCAATTTGTTTTGGAACATCAAACAAATGCGAAGCCGTAAGACTCAACAGATCAGACACGTAAGTATCTCGAACAAAATCAAACGCATACGACCGCATGTTTTGCCCAGACCTTTGGACAAATATAGTTTGGCCCTCAAAAAAAGTTGGAGGGGTTCTGGTGCATCCAAAGGTTGTTTGACGACGAACGGACACATTAGATGGAGTGATTGCCCTAACATCGCTGTCAGAAATGAAGAATTCGCCTGTGTCAGTTAGGATTTCAAGCCGCTGTGTTGAGACTAGGTGGCGAATCTCATTAACGCTACTTGAAGCAATGCTGACATCAACAGCTTCGTCATCCTCGCCCGTGCCAATGTCAAAGTTGAAAAATGACCCAGAAACAGAGCTAACCAATCCACCCGGACGCTGTGAATTGCCGCCAAACCACAGTCTATTATCGTGAAATGTGACCGCTGCAGGCCACCCACGAACATCTGAATAAAGCTGCTCTCGCCATGTAGACTCCGCAACAGTGTGCTTTACGGCTTCTCCGTACAAAATATTACCGCTTACAACGGTGCTAGATGTGTACCCCGTAATTTCAATAAGAACCGACGTGTCGTCTTCATCTGTAAACTCAACGATAGTACCTACGTGATCCGATTCCCAAACGGCGGCACTTGCAGTAAGGGTAATAGACCCAGCAGTACTTGACGGCTGCAAAGTTACGTCTGTGTCTGCATATTTAAAAAATGGGCGAACATGGCGAACACCACCAGTGGTGCTATCACCGTCAAACTCAAAATCAGCAAGAGTAAAGGTTGACGCGCCTGTTCGTGTAATTTGCTGTGTTTTGTAGTCAGGGTGACAAACAATAATAATATCGCCAGCAGAGGCAACGTTTAGCTCGTAGATGTCATCAACGCCCCACGGCGCTCCAGTCAGCGTTGTCAGCAAAACCCCCGCTGTACTGTATACTTTTGCCCCACCGCTTTGAAACGCAATAAGATAACGCTGGTCGCCAGAAAAAGCGAAGCCTTGCAGCCTAGATTGAGCGCCTAAGTCGTTAAGGTAAGTTGTGCCGGGGCGGCGCATTACACCGCCTGTAAGCATCAAATAAAAATTGCGAACTTGCTTCCCGCCTTCATCATACGCTTGCAAGTCAGAGCGCGCATGAAAGTTGGGGTCTAGTTCACCTGCTTGAAAGTTTGTTTGATTAACACGGTAAGTCGGCATTATCTCTCGCGCCTAGAGCCACGCGTTGAGCGACGACCAGAACCTTCAAGAAAACGATTAACCGTCAAACGACGAGTTGTTTGCTGCTGAGAGTCAATGCTTCTCGCGCGAATATTTTGCACCTGATGCTGGTCTGCCATCAACTTAGCAAGCCCACTATCACGAGCCAAAGAGCCAGCAAGGATGCTTGCCATATGATACTGCACCATCAGCACAAAATGCGGAGGCCACTCAGACTCATCTGGACGATATACGTAGTCAATTACAAGTGACTCATCTACGCCCGCATTGGCGTATACGTCATCTCCGTAAATGTCATAATCAATCGCTTTGTCCGCAACGGTTACAGCATTTACGGTCAAAACATCGCTTGGAAGCTGATAAGCCGCATCCCAACGGGATGTTGGTGCGTCAGCCAAACGATTAAGAACCGCTTGCTTTGTGGCAAAGCGCCACCGATAAGACGAAAGATCAGCTCTCACAACGTCTTCGTAAAGGTTCGATGTGATAGTTGCTTCCGTAGTTCCGTCTTCAAAAGACGTAATAGGGTTTGCGCCAACGAGAACTAACGCACGGGCGCAAATATCAATGCTTGATGTAGAAGCTGTCGGTGTTGCCAAAGGGTCAAGGGAGGGGCGCTAACCCCTCCCTCTCCTACTTACGTACCGTTGGTGGTGGTAACGGTCGCAGCACCGCTGGCGCTCGTAACAACGAGAACGTCAACCGTGCGCGTACCGCCGGTGGAGCCAACCGCGATGATTACATCATCCTGGTTAAGCTGGTTGGTTACATCGTTGAAGTAACCAGAACCGGCAATAGTGGCAACCGCATCAGCCGATTCGTAAAGAAAGAGCTGCTTATTGCCACCGCCAACCTTGTGCAGATCACTAGCAGAAAGAGCCATCAGTAAGCCTCCTTATTCGCTGCACTGCACTTCGAACACAGAGTTGTCGTCAATCAGGACGGCACCCTGCGAGAGCATCGAAGTAACAAGGTTAGACACTTTTTCCGGGACGTAGTTCACCTCGGTCGAGATGTCAGCACCGGTCGCAATACCAACGCCAGACTTGTGCCAGCAGAAGGTCTTGCGGTTGCCGGAGCCATCCGTAGGCAGACCGGAGTGAACCATCCAAACATAGCCCAGCCAACGCTTGGCCGTCATACCGCCCTTGTACGGGAGGTCGTCGGAGCCAATGAAGTCCGCGTCAGCAAAAGCAGAAATGCCCAGAAGTTCGGTCCACTGGTCAGGCGCAACAACCCAATAACGCTGACCGTCATCGGGAACGTCGTTCTCGCCCATGTTTTCAAACACCGTGAAGATTTTCGTGGTGTTAATGCCCGTCGAACCATGAACGGTCGTGTTCGACGTTCCGTCGAGCGCATCCGTGATAAGTTCGTCGGTCTTACGACCCAAAGCAGCAGCAGCGTTGAGCGCAACAACCTGCCGCTCATCGATGTTGGTCTTCAGTTCGTCCAGACGGTCAATGTAGTCCGCTGCATAGTAGTCAGTCAGCGTAACATCGACCGAGCTGTGCGTCAGGTTCATCGCCGCCACTTCAGCATTGCGCGCTTTGGTGACAGCCGTGCCGGTTCCTACCTTCTGGAACCGAGCAGTCGAGCCGGTGACGCCAGTGATGTTGCGACCCAGCGGACGGAGCTTAGAGCCCATACGCTGATAAGCAACATGCACTTCCGACTCGAACTGCGTGATAAAGGCATCGGAAATGTCGAGTGCCATGTCGTCCTCACAGTTAAAAGTTGGTGTCAGCCGGTTATCCCAGTACGCGCTGCTTAGTTATCCGAGGGCCAAGCAGATTTCGTTATGGGGCCACGTTAAAAAAAGAGCGCGGCACTGGGCCGCGCAACGCACATTGAGAGCGTAAGGCAGGGAGAAACTCTAACGAACCCGGTTTACCAGCTTTTCTACTTGCTTTACATACTGGTCTCTTTCGTTGGGGTCCCAGTATCGCGGGTCGTTCATCATGTCTCGAATGTCCTGACGGGTTGGTGCCTGTTCGGCAACAGACCCTGTGACAGCCGCCATATTAACCGGCGTTGTTCGATTGATAAGATGCTCCATAACCTGCACCCCATGTGCCGTAGAACACATCTGCGCAACCATTGGGAACAACTCAGCAGGTAGATTTTGACGGGACCAGACTTCTACCGCATCTACACGAACACGCGCGTTCTCGCCTAGATTAGCCATCTCCTCAACGGGATTAGGCATCTCAGACATGCGGCGATTAACGTATGCCGTTAGCCCCGCATTGAACTGATCTTGGCTAAGACCTGCTTCAAAAGCCGTTTCGCGCCACCAACCAAGAAGCGGGTCATCGCTGTCAACATTTGCCACAGCATCTCCAACGGGACCATCACTAGGCAGAGCGTAATCATCCTTGCTGGCCGGACGATCCGCCATCCGCGTTTGCACGTATTCTTCAGCCACAGAGGCACGAAGCTCTTCCATGCGTTTACCGTTATAGCTTTCAAGCTCTTTGTAAGATTGCAAAAGCCGTTCTGTATCAACTTGAGCATTTTCTGAGTCCCAAAATTTTTCTGGTACGTTTTCCGGTCGCTCTGCTCCAGAGGGCTCAGCAGAAAAGTTTGCCCCCTCACTTCCGGTGTTTGCTGTTTCATCACTCATGCTCACGGCCTTTCTTGACGCGGTTTTGAATAATTGCGGCCAGATACCGCATACCCTCCAAGTGCATTAGCTTATCTGGACTAATTTCAGGCCCAGACACTTGGTCGATTGAAACGCTACGAATATACGCTAAAGCCTTTTCTCCGTTATCTCCAGCAAATACTGCAGCAAACAAAGAGTTTAAATCTTTTTCTTTTTGACCACTTCGGAGTACGCCGTCAACGGATAACGTGCTGTTATTGTCCCGGTGCTGCATCTGGTGCCTGCATTTGCTGTTGCTGCATACTGCTTGCCGCTTGCTGCAAATACTTGAGCAACTGCTGACGCTCTACCTCTGTGCGCAAGATTTCTGGGGGAACGCCCAAACGTTCTGCCATAAAGGCCGCTGCTTGCTCTGGTTTAACCGTTAGGGACAGAGCTTGCGGCCCAAATCGCGCACCAATCAACTCAATAAAACGATCAACTGTTGTCACGTCTTGCAGCTTTTGCGAACGCGCAAGAGGTGATGTAGCAGCAATCCTAATGTCCCGTCCATTAATTTGCGGGACTTCGATCAGGCCGCGTTTTTTGAGGATGTAAATAACGCGCTGCAAAAGAGGCTGAATCAACTCTGCCTGCAGCCGTCCAAACGCACTGCCAATTTGCCTAGACAGGTCGGCCATGCGTTCCGCAACTTCAGTTGCGCTCATCGGTGTCTTGTTAGGATCACCGAGCATCTCGTTGTAAAGCGCGCGTCGAATGTTTAGCCGCATATCGTTCAAGATAAGCTGCGCAACATCAAACCGCCCCGGCGGGGTAATAGGGCTTAGGCCAGTAGACCCCGGAGCGCGCGGCACAACGGTCCCAGGAACAAGGTTAATTGTATCTGGATTAACTGTTCCGTCATCATCTACTTGCCAGATACCAGAGATGGCAAGCTGTGCGTTTTCCAGAATCAACTCAACCGTTAGATTGGTCGTTCGGATTGCGGGCAGTGCATTAAGCACGGGACCGCGCCCGTAAATTTCCCCACTGGCCTTAGACCAACGGAAAACCACCCAAGGTGAAGACCCCGTTCCTTTGAACTGGTCTTTGTAAACCACCGCTTTGTCATTTTTGGAGATGACAATGTAATCGTATGCAACCTCATTTGGGCGCTCTGTGTTTCGCAGAGTGCATTCAATCAAGTCGCAATACTGCGTTTGGTTGGTCAGCATACGGGCCTGCATAGACGCAGGCATTTCTGCTCCCGGCCACATACGAGGAATGTCTTCGTGACGCATGCGCCGCGTCCGGTAGACCCCTTCTACCTCATCATTTGGACCAGCCTCCAAGTATACGTGAGGCAATGGTACCGCATTAAATCGAATTGGATGGTTTACGTCACCTTCTTCCACCAAAAGGCAACCCGTGCCAACAGCAAGGTCCATGAAGCTCTCATGGACTTCTTGGTTAAAGTTGCTGTTCTGCAAAACCTCGAAAATATACTCAGTTACGGACGACAGTTGCCGGTCTACTGCTTCACGCTGCTTTTCGGGAATCTCCTGTCCTGCCTTTAGGTCTGCCCAACGAGCAAAAGTTGGCACAAGACCTGACTGCAAACGAGATGAAAACTCCTGCACACCGACAACAGCAGTCTCATCAAAGATGCGATCTGTGCGGTCGCTTCCGCCCGTTTCCATATAGAAACTTTCTCGGGCAGGAAGGGTGTAGGTGTAACAGTCCTCGAACAGAGGAACCCAGTTTTCACGAATTGCACGAGCGCGCTCAAAGCGGCGCATATACAATTCTACTGGATCATCCGGCGCAGTCGGGTATGGGGGAGACTCAACAACCACCAAGCTATCCTAGCGTTGCGCGTTTAGTTTGATTATTTTCTTCAAAGCCAGCACCGCCAGCGCCGCCCGTAAACAGAGAAGCATATCCCAAACGACTGTTCCTCAAGCGATCCTCACGACGCTGCTCTGCGGCAGCGAGGTCGTCTTCCTTTCGCTTTAGTTCAGCAAGCTGTTGCTCCTGAATTTGTCTCTGACGGTCCAACTCTTCTTGGCTTGGACCGCTGGGCGCTTTTGGCTTCGACGGCATACACATTAACTGCTGCTCCATGTAAATTTATGAAATGGCTCTCTAAACTTTCCAAAAGGCGTTGCTGGCAGTATGTCAAAGCCTAGTTTTTCAAGCCACGCAATTGATTTTTTGTTTTCTTTCCAAACCCAGTTTTCTAGCTGGTCGTACATATCTTGCCACCCAAGCAAGACATGACGGGAATGCTTCATAAACCGCGTTTTATTTCGTAGGCTCCTTGGCTCCAAGAAGGAGTCCATTGTCTTAGAACCAAGGAGCCAGGGCACACCTCGTTTCTGGCCCAACGAGGAAACGCCCCATATGGCGGTTGGCTGCCCATCGTGAAGCCAAGTAAACGCATCACGTGAACAACGCACTGCGTCGTCTAGCGTTTCAGCAAAAGGTTTGCCGTTACAATAGTAGCACTCAAAGACATCGACTGGCCGAGCATTGCTTGCAATAGCCTTGATGTCAGCCTTTGTTGTGCGCCTGAATTCATCCATGTGTGCCAGAAATGCTGTTAAGGATAGTGTCCGCAACGCACATTAGCGGGCAAGGAAGCTAGCCCACGTTCGTGCCTTTTGTTTCTTGGGCTTACGATTAAACACATCGTAGTCCCGTTTAGCCTGAAAAGGCTGAGTTTTCTTCATCCCACCAAGAAGTTGTCGCCCTTCACCTGCGCCCAACAAAGCGTACTGCAATGCGTCATGGATATGCGAAAATTTATTTTTGAAGGGCCGGTCTTCATATCTGTCTCCAGATACAGACAGTCGGCGGTAATGATACCCACCCTGAAATCCCTTAATGATGCTTACGCATGTCGGGTCAATAACCAGCCCCGGAGAGCCATCAACCATACGCATTAGGCACTGATTAACGCTATCAAGACGCAAGGCAACATCATTCGATGGGGCAGGGCGAGCCTGCAGACCGACAGCGCGCAGGATTTGAAAGGGCGTTGTTTCATCTGTTTGCGCGCGCATATCGCCAGCAGGGTCGCCGTGTACGTATACGTTACAGGTTGGGAAAGTTGTGGCAATTTCGTGGCGAAGCAGCTCGGCAAAGCGAACTGTTCCCATGTCTACAGCCACTAGCTCCCTTACAATGGCCCAGCGCCCACGCGGCAACTGCAAGCAAAAAGCAGCAGCCGGAGTAAGGCCAAAGTCCAGCCCAACGTGTATCTCAGCGTTTTCAGGAATTTCTATAGCCTCTTTGGCTATATGAACCTTATCGTTGAACTGACTGTAGACGGGCTTGCCTTCTTCCACCATGCCCAGCCGGTTCATAACGTAGACATCAATCCATGAGCGCGTTTTGCCGCGGATGATGTTGGAATAATAATCCGGCTGCAGGTTGTTTACATTCTCTGCATCTAGATTCTTGTTGTAACCGGTGACATTGCCTTCTTTGTCACGGATTTCATCCATGCCAGACGGCTGTGTGTAGAACTCCCAGTTGTCAGGCTTGACCATCATCAAGGCTTCTTCCTGAGAGATGTAATCAGGAATAGGCGCATCACCTGCCATGATGGGCCACCAGTGGTCTTCTTCCGGGGCGTTTGTGTCTGCAATAACGCCGTACCACGTAGGACCGCCGTCACGCATAGACGGGAAGCGTCCTACACGCATCGTACAGGCGTCCACAATGGACTTAGGCACCTCACGTGCCTCGTTAATAAACACGCCGGTCAGTTCGAGCGACAGAAGCTTACGCACGTCTTCAGGGCGATCAAGAGCCAGGAATATAACTTCTGCCTCAATCTCGCCACGTTTGAGAAAGTGCGTGTAAGGCACAGACCAGTTAAACTTTCCCCAGACGCTTTCGGGAAACCAGTCTAGCCATGTTTTGATTGTCGTGGTTCGCAACTGCGGGTTGGTGTTGCGAATAACAGCCCAGCGCGTACGGCGCATGCCGTCTTTGTTCTTTTCCTGCATCATGGCTCGTCGCATGACTTCGATGCAGCAGGATACAGACTTTCCAGAGCCTACAGGGCCACGGATACCCCGAAAGAAGGTATCCGACTTCATAAATGTTTTTAGAGTTTCGCCGTCAGGCTTGTACTCAAGGGTAGCCATTATCGGTTATTAAACAAACTACGCCGACGCGCGGCTTCGCGGCTGAGAGACTGCGAGAAACGAGCGCCTTGCTTATAGTCCTTCACTCCGGGCAAAAGGATGTAATCCTTTGCTTTCATTGCGCGCTCACGCGCTTCTTCATCATTCATTTTTGTTAGTTTGCCATTAACCATCCGAATGGTGGGATACACCATCATGCCGTCCAGAGATGGGTCATAATGAGTTGCTGTCCGCATCGTCTCATTTTGACTTGTCATTGGAGTCTTCGGATTCCAGGCTCGTTTTAGCCATGCTGGCAGCTCAGAAGGAAGCATTTTGGCAAATTCTTCTTCCATCACCACTTGACCTTATCGGCCCAGTACGCCGCAGACATCTTGCCCCGGGCAATGTTCTTGCGATGCCTAGCCTTAAAGCTGGCGCGCTTCTTCTTCATCTTCTCGGACTCCCCGGCTTTAGGCTTGCCAGCAGTCTTAGCGCCCTGCTCGCCAAAGCGAATCAGTTTAACCTCGCCGGATGATGACCTTGCCACCACAACATGAGACTTTGTTGGGTGGTTGGGGGTGCGCTTGGGCTTATTGTAGCCGCTTACGCCAGCTCGAGCCAAACGAGGGTCTTTCTTGGTAGCCATTAGTTGACATAACCCCCGTCAACACCAGTGCGCACTAGCTGCGCGGCAGTCTCCGGCCCAAAGCTTTCAATGATGCGGTCAGCCTCATAGTCAGTGACCAGCTCGGTGGGGTGATAGCGCATATGAACCTTCCGAACTATTGTCCGCAAGCGGCGCAAATCAGCAACAGACAGCTCACTCACAAAGTTCCACGTCTGAGGCTTCGGGGCGTCTTCAGCGTCCATCCTAGCCCCTTTTCTTGCCCTTTCCACGGGCAAGCTTACCCTTTTTCGGGCCGTACCCCGCCTTCTTAGGCGACGACAAACCCATAGGCTTACGTGGCGTCTTAGCCATCAGTAACCGCCACTTGGAGCCTTCTGCGAATCCTTGTACCAAGGCGCATTCTTAACCATGTCGCCATCCATGCGAAACAGGTCTTTGGTCTTGTCACCAGACATAACCATACCCTTACGCATGTCAGGAGCAGGATTGTTGTGCGGAGCAGAACCCTTAGGCGCAGGGCGATTATATGATCCGGGGCTATACGGCATATCAGTTTCCTAACTCGTACCTTTTTGACTAAAAAAATTTATTTAGGTTTGCCAACAAAGGGGAAACGCACATTGAACCCTGAGAGCAAATAATGCCGGAGCAACACCACATCGTTCTAAAAGTCTTCGACTTTTTGGGGGCCCCTCTTCACTACGAATGGCCTAGGCTAGCCGAGGTCAATCTTGACCGAGATATCTCCTAGCACTTCGGCCTTCGTCCTATCCGGTGGCTTAAAACCAGTCCGGTCCAAGATGTCCTTCGACGCTTCGAGTTGAACGTACTCTGAGCGGGCTTCCGTAGCCAGCGTTACCATCCTCGCGGCTGCCCTTGCTGCATTGGTACCGAGATGCTCTGACACAGCCTTAAGAAGATACGCCTGAACATGCGGAAGCTTCAGGGTTTTCTGTGCCGCTACCCTCCCTCCTTCACTGTCCTTATACCCTGCCTGTACGGAGGCCTGTTTCACAGTACATCCGGTACTTACTAGCGTATCAACTAGAGCCATCTGCTTATCCGTTAAGACACGATCTGGAGACGCTTGCGATACCGCTTTTGCGACAACGTTATTCATATCGGATACCTCTTGGAACAAAGAGAGACACAGACTCATTTGCTTGTCAACGCACAGCCTATGCCTTTGATTAGGCTAGTGGAATTCTTCTTGTTTCACGCACACCGCCCCCTGCGGGGTCGATGCGCTATTTGTCGGATTAGTCTGCAGCCTTGCTGACTCTTCCCGCTCGAGCCTCGCTTCGCTGCGTTTTCTCGCTGCAATGCTCGCGCAATATGCACCAACAACTAGAGCCACAAGCGACTCGTTGCTTCGTCCCCTTCGGGGCCGGGCCCGTTCCGGTCCCTCTCGCACTCGCTGCTTGGCTCCCACCGAGCTTTCCTACTCCCCTCGTTGCTGGTTTGCGCCCACACACGCCCTACGTGCAAGCACTCCGGGCGCGTATCATACAAAATTGCTGTGTCAAGACTCCATTTTTTCCCAACCGTTTATCCTGTTGCTACTCCTGCCCCAGCTTATTGTCAGTCTGCTTCTTGCGACATCTTAGCTGTAAAAAAATGGCCCGCTTTCAGCGGCTTCGGTCCTGACACAGCACCGCTGCGCTATTTTGCACGATCTAGTGGGCAAACCAACAACAAGGTTGGCAACAAGGAGTTCAAGACATGACTAACTACTTTGACCTGATCGAAATTCTGGACGAAGACTTCGATGACGACGTTCTCATCGATCACATTCTTCTCGGCTTCAGGACTGAATCACACAAATTCTGGGACAGCTTCGATGACGACTCGCTCGCTGAACTTCAGACACATCTTACCGTTACTTCTGGAAAGGAACGCATCTGATGCCTGACTGGATCTATCCCATGCTTGCTGTTGCAACACCTTTTGGCGCTCTCTTGGGCGCTTTGTTCATTGCCATCTACCTTAACGAACGTGAAGGACTCTAGACATGACCCAGACCGCTACATTCCTCGACACTGTTGCTGAAACCGTCGACAATCTGCCTCGTGCTGACTACGAAATGCTCGAGCGCGCTGCCCGTCTCATCGTGGATGCCTTCTCTTCATACGGCGACCACGACGACTACAATCTCAAAGGCACTGCGTACAACCTCTACCCTCTCTGCTCCGGCCTGGACAACAAGGCCAAGCGGCTGCAGGCCCAAGCCGACAAATACAGCAACGACATCAATAGCGCTGCTGCCTCCACCACTGGCACGGAAATCGACGCTGGACGCCTTACTGACATCATTCTTCGCAAGGCTAACATCGACAACCAGATCAGCGATCTGTGTACCTTCCGCGATATGCTTGTGGACGCCATCGAGCATGGTACCGGCGAACGTTGGACTCCTTACGTCCCCACCAACTCCCAGTCTGGATCACCGGCTAGGGTGTCTGCTGACATTGCACAGCAACTCGCTAAGCGATTTGCCTAGCATCACCGGAGGGCGCTCTGCTTCGGCAGGGTGCCCTCCCCCTTTTTTCTCGCTCGCCACAGGGGTCCCGCGCGTTACCGCTCACCCGCATGGGTTACTGGAGTTCACAATGACCGACTCTCGCAAAGACAAACTGCACAATCTCGTGGACAAAGCTGAACCAATCATCGACCAGATTGACGACTACGCAACTACCACTTTTGGCTGGTTCAAGCCCATTGCATACATCATTGCTGCTGCACTTATTCTGAAATTCATCTTCAACTAACGGGGTCGCGGCGCATAGCGTCGCGCCTCCAGCTAGCCAAGGTCACCCGCAAGTTTCTAAACAAGGGAGTTTCCTATGATCTGTCCTGACTGTGACGAATTACGTCACCCAGATCGTCCTTGTCACTACAAGATGTCCGATGCTGAACGCCAACGCTACTACGTTCGAGCATACCAAGACGTAGAGGTTACATGCCCGTCCTGCAAAACTTGGGTCAACATCAACGCTGTCCGTGACAACAAAGACTACTGCCCCAAATGCAAGACGGAGCTTCAGTACTGCCTTGGCATATCTGGCAACCAATGGCTGGAAAGGAAAGAACGATGATGGGCCAAACCCGAATTGCACGAACCATTGGTGCGTTCGTGCTGTACTACTTGATTCTTATGATTGCATCTTTATGGGGCGCGCTGCTCGCAGGTGTCAATCCAACCATGATCCTGTCAATTGTATCCGCTCCATATTGGATACTCGTGATTCTCATCACAATCCAACTGACTAAAAGGGTTGGATAGTATGTTTGTAGTCATCAAGCCAGATCGAAACAAACTCGTTAACGCACTGGTGAACAGGTTCATAGACAATCTGTCAGTCGAGGACGCGATGGAATACATCGCCAATGATATGACCAATCACTACAACCGCATGACAATAGACGAGTTGCTACGAGAAATGGAGGGCTGAATTGACGGACCGACAAGACGCATACGAGCGCCGCTACGCAAGAGCAACCCATACCGTCGTGTGGCTAATGGATGATTCCAGCAGGAACTACACACCAGAGGAGGCCGCACATCTTGCGGCTTTCAGACACGGCCTCGGCCTTAACCAATACGGACAACTGGTCCGTGAAACCAGAGAACGCTACGAGGAGACAAACTAATCAAAAGAAAATACCAAGCTGTATACGATGCAGCGTGCGCCGCCTGTCCAGACTGCGCTGAACTTACTTACCAACAGTTTGTAAGGGTTCTAAGAACGTGGCTTGAAGACTCTTTTAAGCTCGACTACACGGCCAAGGATGGGGATGTCCTTGATCTCGTGAGACACATAACTTCTGTCAGTTGAGACAGGAACAATAAAAGGAGGTCTAAACAAATAAGGAGCCAACTCATAGTCTGGCCTAGCTAAAACAATATCATCTCTCTGATAAGCAATAGACTTATCGTAATCTATTGTTAGCGTATCGCCAGCGTATATGCCGTACTTGTTTAGTGTATCCGCACTGCAAATTATTTTAACAGTAAGCATCTTTCCACCGCTTGCAGAACTGCACAGTTACGCTGTATGAAGTCTTATGTTTGGATTTCTACAACAGCGTTGTGAAGAACAGGGGCTGTCTTTGTCTGACGTTGCCAAAGAGGTTGGCATATCTCCAACAACTATTTGGCGGTGGCAGAAAAACAAATACAACCCCCGTTGGTCAACGGTAGAAGCTATCTTGGCTTACCTTGATGATCGAAGAGTCTAAGGCATACCAATCACTCATAGATGCGCTGCGTGAGCGGCGCAAAGACCTTGGTATTAGCCAAAATGATTTAGATGAAATCATCGGAGTAACTCGCGGCCAAGTTGGCAAGTGGGAAGTGGGTGAACGCAAACCTCGCGCATTCTTGCTAGCTTGCTGGGCTGATGCACTAGACGCGGAGTTTACAATTAAATGACAACTGAACAAGCAGAACCTAAGACGATCCCCAGCAAACGCAAACGCAAATACCGAAATGTTCGAGTTGAATATGACGGCATCAAGTTTGATAGCAAACGTGAGTGCGCTCACTACCAGGACCTGAAAGTTCTAGAAGCTGCAGGAAAAATCTCGCAGCTTCGGGTTCACCCTAAAGACTTTCAAATCACTATCAACAACAAGCGCATATGCAGGTATGAGCCTGACTTCATCTTCTATGATGAAGAGCAAGGACGTTTCCGCATACAAGATGTGAAAGGAGTTATTACAGAATTGTTCAAGCTCAAGAAAAAGCTTGTTGAAGCAACCTACGACATCGAAGTGGAGATTGTTAAATGACTTCTACCGCTACTGTTCAGCTTTACTTGCAAAGCCTCGCCAAAGTTCGCCAATACTTGCAAGCCCTTGATGACGCTGCGCAAGAACTTGGTCGACTCACTCCAAACGAGTCGTTCGTAACGGAGTTAGAAGATTTCACCTCTAAACTTATCTTGAAAGCCAACCATGCCAACAAAAGAGTATATGAAAGCGGCTCTCTTTTCTTTGACGAAAAAAGCGACAAGTCATACAAATTCGACGTACCGATTAGTGAAGGAGAAGAGGCATCCCAGTAGAGCAGAATACAAAAAGTCAAAGGAAATCACCGATGCCATACGCCGATACACTCGGTGATTTTTTTTGCCTAGATCATTGCACTAATGCAATGTATACTGTTATCCCCAACGAAAGGGAGTCCAATGTACACATCATTACAACGCCTTAACGAACTTGCTCGCAAGATCGAAGAAGCAACGGTTGACATAAACAACAACATGGAAGCCGCTAACAATGGCGACACAACCGCACAAGTCGTCGTAATCAATCGTGAGTTTGAACGTGAAGATTACGTTCGTGCTTCTGACGAAATTAAAGACGCCCTTAAAGATATTATTCAGTACCTAGAAGAAAATGTTGACGGGGCAGACGATCTCATTGGTGACGCAATGGAAACACTAAAAGCGCTATCAACAGGTAGAGGTATCTAATGGCTCAGTATCATCTTGGCGGCAGTGCTGCCAATCAAATCAGTCAGGGCAATGCCTATGATGTTTGGCAGCGCGCAACTGGTCGCCTCGAAGACGAAGACCTTACCGACAGCATTGCAGTGCAACTCGGCATCTTCACTGAGCCTTTTAATATCAAGTGGTTCGAGAAGCAGTCTGGTTTAACAGTTACCCCCGAAGTCGAGCTTCACCACGACGAGTTTCCTTACTTTGTCGCCCACCTTGACGGCATGATTAAAGGATCAGGCAACGCACCGCTCGAGTGCAAGCACACCTCGTCCTATAACTACGCTGTTGCTGACTACTACTACGGTCAGCTTCAGTTCTACATCTGGATGGCAGACGCAGAAGAAGCACATCTGTCTGTCATTCACGGAAACACATATCGTCGTCAGCGCGTTGCACGTGACGAGGCGTTCCTAGACCCCTTGATCGACGCTATGCACCACGTAGCGCGCTGTATACAGGAAGACAGGCCACCATCTGAGCAACCCATAGCCGTCGAGCCCACAAGCGTTGTGCTGGACGACATGCGTGTTGTGGACATGAGCGCCAACAACGAGTGGGGTAGCGAGGCTGTGGAGTGGATAGAGATGCAGCCGTTCAAGAAACGCTTTGAGACAGCACAGCGACATCTCAAAGCTATTGTCCCTCAGGACGCTAGAGAAGCATACGGCAATGGCGTTCGCATTACTCGTGCAAAGAACAACAGTCTAACTGTCCGCGTGGACAACAAATACACGGAGGAAGACGAATGAGTTACGCAAGAAACAGCGACCCAGAGACAAGCTGGGAAGCAGCAGAGTCGCTTACATCTGACTACAAGAACCGAATCCGCGATGAAGTCCTGCAGTTTGCAACAGAGGCAGGGCCAGAAGGGTTTACAGACGTAGAGATGCAGCAGCATTTCAATGACTTTGGCAGTAGCTATCGCACTCGTCGTTCAGAGCTGTCAGCAGAAGGATTCATTGTCCCTACCACCCAACGTCGCAAGACGCCTTCTGGTCGCAACGCCATCGTTCACGTGCATCGAGTGTTTGTAACTGGCAATCAACAGCTATCTTTTATCTAAGGAGTTCGCATGACCGAAGTAAACCACATTGACGTTATGACAGAGGCTGACATACTGCTTGAAAAGCACGGTGTTCAGCAGCGCGGCGGCAAAAAATACCTGGAGGTTAAGCATCGCGTTACGGTATTCCGTCGCGCCTATGGTGCTAACCTTGGCATCGAAACAGAAGTAATCGACGCAGGTGACAAGTACGTTCGTGTTCGAGCTGTCATCCGCGACAAGCTTGGCAACATTGTTGCCTCGGGCCTTGCAGAAGAGGTGCGTGGCACTAGCCCTGTCAACAAAGGCAGTGCGCTAGAGAACTGCGAGACATCTGCCATCGGCCGCGCACTTGCCTGCTTTGGCCTGCATGGCGGTGAGTACGCAAGTCTCAACGAAATTGTTAACCATCAGGAAAAGGTTCGCAAGATTGACGAGCTAAACAAACTGGTTACGGAGGAACCAGCACAAAACACAACTACCCCGCTCGAGCGCTGCATCGAAGACATTGGCGGTGAAGTGTTCGAGGGTGTTAAAGCCCTAGAAGAAAAAGATCGTACTGTGTTTGACGATTTTGCCCGACAAGCTTTTTTCGTTATGGACAAGGAAATGGGAAGCGATGCTTTCCGAGACCTTGTTACGAACTACAAAGGTGCTTGCAAAGCCAATCAGGCTTTGAGCGAAGCGGTCAAACGCATCATCGAGTATTACAACTCACAGTTTGTTGCCCCTTCATTCTACAAAACAGAAGAGTAGGAGAACCCTATGGACGTAAATCGCATGATTATTGTTGGTCGCCTTGGCCGTGACCTCGAAATCAAAACAACCAAAAACGGCAAGCTTTTCGCAAAGCTAAGCGTTGCCACCAACAAGAGCCGCAAAGTAGGAGACAGCTATGAAGAAGAAACTACTTGGCACAACGTCGTTACCTTTCAAGAGCGCTTGGTCAAAATCCTGGATGGCAAACTCAGCAAGGGCGATATTGTCTACGTTGAAGGTACTCTATCTATCGGTGAGTATACTGATAACGATGGTGTTAAGCGTCGCAGCGTGTCTGTCGATGTTGGCTTCGATGGCACCATTGGTCGCATTTCAGGCAAGCAAGGCTCAGCGCCAGTCAACAGCGACTCATCCGGTTCGTCCGACGAACTGATTGAATGGTAATCAACACAAGGTAGGAGTCCAAACAATGCCTTTCGATAATCTTCCTTACGCAGAAAAAATTGCTCAGCACGGATTTGTTCCAGCAAACCACGCAGAGCCTCAGTTCTTTGACGTTGGCATCGAGCGTGTCTTTACCAATGACAATGACGGGCGTTACTGGCAGCGCGTCTACAACAAAGACAACAACGAAACGATTGAGATTCATTCGTCTCGTTACGGTCTTACTGACTACCGCGTGTCAACCGCAGCGTTGCTCGAATCACTCAACAGCAATCAGATCGATACCACTGACATGCACTTGTCGTTTGACATGACAAGCAATGGTGGCCGTCTGTTTGTGCAAGCACTGCTTCCTGCATACACCAGCCTCGAAGGCACACGCGCAGAAGCCCTGCGCATTATTATGTTCGACAGTTACGACGGCAGTTGCGCGTTTTCAATCCGTGCTGGACGTTACAAGTTTGTCTGTGCCAATCAGGCTGTGATTCCTTACTCCGGTGGCGAGTACGGTCACATTCAGGCGCGGCACACGACAAACATCATGGAGCGCACACCAGAAATCATTGATACTCTGCTGGGCGCTATCCATGATTTTGAGACAGTTCAGTCTCGTCGCGCCCATTGGGATGAGATTCGACTCGAAGCTGACCAAGCATACAAATTGTTGGCTTCGATGAAAGTCTCCAAATCTACGCGCGATCATATCTATCAGGAGTTTGTCCAGGATTTGTCTTGGAGCATGGCAGGTCTTGATGATTGCTTGACTACGTGGGCTACCCACTACAACAATCCCAATGTCAAAACCCAGATCGAGCGTCAGCATGCTGTTGCTGCTCTTGAAAGCGGCAAGAGCTGGCGCAGCTATGAACCGGAGCTAGCGAATGCCGCATGATCCTCGTGATCTTGCGTTCGAGGTACGGCTTCTGAGGGAAGCAATTGACGCTCTCTCAGAAGCCGTTGCCGAGGGCGCAAAAGTTGCCCAGCGTATTGCGTCAGAGCGCAAGCAAATCCAAGCATTGTTTGAGTCGTTTAACGCGCCTCAACCTGTTGCTGAGGTAAAACCTTCGTTAGAATTTGCTGTGCCAAAGGGGCAAATAGCTAAAGTGTTAGAAGCAGTTTGCCACCAATGGGACATTCCTGTTGAATTGGTGATGAGCGAGCTTCGAGGTCGCGGTGCCACGTACCCACGCTTTGCTTTTTGCCACATAGCTCACAAGCGACTTGGCCGTAGTTCTTCTTATGTTGCCGGTCTCCTAAATAGGGACCACACAACAATTCTTCACGCTTGCGAGAGAGCAGAGCAGTTAATGTCTAGCGACAAAGATTTTTCAAGCAAGTACTCTGCAGTCATGACTGCTCTGCAGGCTATGTATACGCCTACTTCGGATCAGATGAATTGACTGTGCAAATTTCAACGCCGATAGACAAGTAACCTATGGCGTCTACCCAGTGATCCTCAACCTTAGGGTCACCAACAGATAACCTACCTATTTTCATAAGAGCGAGCATGACCGGCACATCATGCTCGCTTATTTTTTTGCCAATGTAAGCGGACCATAGGGCAGCCACAACTTCTGCGTTGCGGTCTGCAGGCCCGTGTTGTGTCTCACGTTCTTTGGTTACTAGCGCAAGTGCTCGCTCTAACGCTTCATCCCGATACATCAATTAGTTCACCACGAAAACAAACGGTCCCGTCATCTACGACTGAGCAGATGTCAGGCCACAACAGTTGTCCGTCAACAATGGTCAGAACAACAAAGCCAGACCTCCAGTTCACGGGACCGTCTTCCGTGTAAAATGAGAACTGTGGGCCATAGGGGTCCGCTAGTGTACCGCTATCTACGCCCCATCGTACACCATTATAGTCCGACAATGGCGTAACCTTCAGCGAATGAAGATGCCCTGTCACCATTGTTTTGCCGGACCACAAAGCGTTGTTGTGCGTTGCGTGAATGCCGCCTTTGAAACGGTGCTTGATAACAATGCTGTCGTTTATCCAGACTGACCACGCGCTTTCCCAGTGGGGAAAATGGTCTTCAAAGCGAGTACCTTGCACAGACGAGTATTCAGGCACAGCATTAGAAAGGCGGGTAGCGAAACGAAGGTCGTGATTGCCAAGCGTATGAATAAGCAAAGAGGATTTAGGGGCAGCAGCGCGAACCTCGTCTAAACGCTCCTTGCAAACGTCAAGCTCTTCAGAAAGGGTCGGGCGTTCTTCCCAGCCAATGCGAGGGTGGCGACTAATAGAGGCCCCATCAAGAATGTCGCCGTTGTAGATAACGGCTTTGGGTTTTAGTTTTTTGATAAGGTGAACAAAAGCGCGGTGAGCAGTAGTTATTTCACCCGGCCAGTAATGAGCGTCCGAGGCAATTAAAATATCGCCATCAGGGATGTCGTAAGTTAATCGCTCAGCGTAACGCTGGTTGTATCCCGTAAGATATTCTTTTCGCGCAATTTTTGAATTTGTTTTCTTTTCCAGACGCGCGCGCCTAGCATAAACAGCTCGCTCGTTTATTCCGAGCATTCGAGCGGTTTCTCCTAAACCATGCTCTCGTATTAAATCAAGAAACTCATCCGCAGGAACTTTTCCGGGTGCGCCAGTCATAACTACCCCGCTGCAATTCGACTCGCCATTCGTTTTGCACGTTCTGGTGTTTGTCGGGCAAACCTAGAATCTAACAACTCTGCAGCAGCTAGCTCAAAGTCTTGAGCTTCTATTGCAGCAATGTGCTTTTTAAATTTTAGGTATCCGCCAAGCCCCATTTGAAAAACCAGCATAACTACTGTTTCTTTTATATTAGAACTGACGTTAGGCCAAAATGAAATTTGCCCACTACAGTTGTCCCAGACACGCTGTATATCGCGTTTTAAGAGCCACTGAGCCTCTTCTTCATCTATTCCGTACCCAACGCCTTCTTCAAGACAACGGCCAATGCCAACGGTCGTATAGCCTAGATGGTCTTTGTAGGAATAGCGTCGGTACCCTTCTTCTTGAGTTAAGACCTGGGCTATGCCTTCAATGTCGTAAACTTCATTCACGTTTATTTCTTTACCGCTTTGACGACGCCAGCGACAAGTGCGGGCGCAGTGTTTTTGAGGGCACTAATACCCCACACGCCGCCGACCATTGCGCCGTACATTTGAATATACCACTCGGGCATGGCACTTAGCGCCAGCGTGAAGTACGCCTCAACCGCAAGCGGGTCGAACAGCGCCCACACAAACGGCGCTGAAAACATCAAGAACGAAATGCGGCGCAGCCACTTGTCCTTGTCGGTAAGATTAGCCATTTCCCAGTCGTGATTGTTCGACTGCTTGTCGCGCAACAAGCGCGCGCGGTTCTCTTTCTCCGCTTTCTTAATTTCCTGCTCGCCTGCAACGTAATCTTTAACGCCGTTTACAATAGGGCCAAGCAGCGTCCCGATAATGCCGATCATGTCGCCTTCCTTTCGCTTGCTACAGGCGGATGCACGCCGTTGTGCAGCTTGTGCATACGCTCTGCCTCTGCCTTTAGGTAGGAGATGTCGGCAAGCATATTGGCCGTCTGCATGTGCTCTCGACGCAGCAACTCGGGAGCATTCATCTTGGCGATAATGTCAACGCGCTGCTTGATGACACTCTCGCCATTTTCTAGTCCGTCAATTCGCTGGTCGATCTTGCGTAGCCGTTGCTCAAGATCATGTAGCGTGTCTTGCATTGCCTTGATCTGCATCTTGCCGACAGCCGCAGCGCCAGCCACGCTAAACAAAATACCGCCAAGCGTGACGATCAACCTAATATCTATCGCGCCGTCCATGTTAGTGCGCTCTGCTGCGCCACCAATCGTGGATGCGGATGCACGTCCATACAATGCTGATTGCAGCAGCAATTGGCGGCAACCATTCGGCAAGCGTGCCGATCACAAGCGCAAGACTAGCCGCGTCGATTAGGTCTTTGTGAATGTCCATCACGCGACTCCATCTCGCTTGATTTTGCCGACCATGCTGGGCGCGGTACACCATTGCCCGTTGCGCTCAAACCATACCGTCCATGTATCACGCCCCAGATATAACCGCATTGCGACGCCGTTGCTTGTCTCTAATTCAAGTGCCAATTCCTCGCCCGCATTGCGCGCTGCCTTGTCCGCCGCCGTTACATCCGGCACGCACACAATCTGCTGCTGAGCGGAAAGCGGCGTTGCAAACAAGCACGCAACAATTGCGAGGATGCGCATCATCATGATGGCTTCGCAGGCCAGACCGGATTGGCAGGGTCAGTCGTGTTGGCAGGCAGATCGCGCAGCGCCTGCCGATAATCAACCCACACCTGAGGAAGCTGTATGCCCAAGCCGTCAGCGCTCGCGTCTACGGCGCGAAGGCTCACCCAGTCCGTCTCGGCCAGCAGGCGATCTCGCTCAGCGCGCAACTCGGCCCAAGCGCGGTCGGTTGCACCCGCAACCCACGCAGCATCCTGAGCGTCAGCCTCGGCTTCTTCTTCTGCGGTCAGCGGGTAGACGACGCCGTTAATGACTTTTGTTCGTGCCATGATTAAGCCCCTTTTAATCCGTACCACCAATAACGACCAGTAAAGGTGCCGGTAACGGCAGTCCACTTCATGCCGTCAATGACTGCATTGTCGCGCAGGGTGCCATACCCGTATGCAACGGCTGTTTTGCTGTAGTAATCCTCGGGATACCCAGCGTGCCAGAACACGCTGGAGTAGCAATCGCTAGCCCGAAAGCTGTGGAACTCAAACTTCGTGCCGCTCGTATGGTTGGGGTGGAAGAAAGTGAAACTGGGGTAGATATTGGACGTGTTGTAAGCTGAGTTAGTATAAGCGCTACCTGCCCCACTAACGCCAGTCAAAGCATGTCCGTAATTGGCGGAAAAATAAGTACCAGTCGCTTCCTCGCGGAAAGTAATTTGTATTCCGGCGGTTACATTTCCGGTTTCTTCGTATTCAAGAACGTACCGAATATAGTTGTCGTTAATATAAGACGACCCCTCAATAGCCAAGGATGAAGCTGCGGAGAGGGTGCCGCTCGTTATCAACTCATAATAGGCGGGAATACCCGTCAGAGATGCCGCGCTGCCGTCTGTGCGAAGCAGGTCGCCGGACCCGCTGCCCGCGTTGAGCGTAGCAGCAGTGCCCAGCGCAGTGCCGTCTAGCTTCGTGCCCGCCTCAAGGTTGACCTTGCCCGTACCATTGCCGGTCAGCGTTAGGTC